GAGAATGCAGACTGCTGGAAGCCGATAGATGCACGCCTCTGGGCGATCCCGGATGTGTCTTCACCAAAGACTTTTGCGGATTCGTCGAGCACATCCCAGGCCCCGCTGCCATACGCTCGCTCTCCAACCTCGTATGCCTTGACAGCAAACGCTGCCTTGATGCCGTCAGAGATTCCGTTAATCTTACCGAACAGTCCCTTGTGGATGTTAGCGATGACAGCGTACTTAGCCAGGCTGCCAAGGTCTTTGCCTGCGGCCATGCGTGCCTGAGTAAGTCGGATCTTCCTGCCCAGGTCAAGACCGACCTGCAGCTTCGGAAGGTTCTGGGCGGCCTTTGTACCAGCCTTAAACCCAGCAGCTCCACCAGCGATGGCGCCTACGCCACCAGCAAGAGACCCAGCCGCAGCTCCTGCCCCGAACCCTGCAACCTTGGCAAGAGCTGGCGCTAGGGCCACCTTGCCTGCAATGAAAGGGGTGAAGTTGAGCGGGTCAAGAAGAATGGACGCACCGAGGTTGACCATCGCGTCGTTTGAGAATGACCGATTGGTCTCTCGCATGTACTCAAGGACTCGATCCTGGTCTGCCCCTCCGTCAATGAGGTTCTTGATGTCTGAGGGCAGGCTGTCTTTGTCCAAAGCGATGCGAGCACGGCCAGCCATGTCCGCAACGAACCGACCAGGCCCCCCGATCCAGTCGAGGAGCGTCTTGCCGACGTCTCCAACTGGCTGCCCAACAGTCTCACCGTATGCCTTGACTGGCCCGATCCCGTTGAGGAAGTCAGATACACCAGCCATAGCCCCGCCAACCGCAGATCCTACGGCACCGATGCCACGGAATGGCAGCGATGTGACAAAGCTAATCGGGTCTGGCGACCCTGCGATTGGGCCCTGGTCACGGGCTGGGCTGTAGTTTAGCTCGTTAGGAAGATCTCCAAGCCTACCAGTGTCAAGCTCGCCCTGCCCAAGGTTTACCCCGAATCGGATATCCCTAGACGTTACGGGATCAGCTGGGTCTCCAGGCTGGATCGGCTGATACTTAAACGGCATTAGAGCTTAATAGGTGTATTCGTAAACCTACCTCCAGATGAACCTGCTGACGGAAGCGATTGAATCTTTGGCGTAACCGACGGGATTGGCGTCGGAGGCGGCTCTACTGGTGGGGCGATAATTGGAACTGGCCCACCACCAGGTGCCCCAGTAAGTACTCCAGCCCCAGGCAGTGCGCCAGGAGTCTTTCGGAAGAAGTACGAACTTGGGTCTTGTGTTGGAAGTGTGTAGCTTCCTCCAGTCTGGTTTAGAACGTAGGGACTTACGTACGTCGGAGGAGGTGGTGCGGTTGGAGTAGGAGCAGGAACATTGCCTGCACCGCCTACGTAAGACGATCCTACCGCCTGAATCTCTGTTGTCCCTGTGTTGTACACTACTGGCTCAACTGGGGCAAGTGCACTGATGATTGCAGATCGGATCTTTCCGGTCTTGTCCACAATGTTATTATCCGTAATGTACTTGTCGACTGCTTCGTCAACAATCTTGTCCCTATCTTGCGGCGGGATATTCATGCCAAGCTTGTTGTTGATGTCGTTTACATATCCTCCGACCAGGTCTACCGCTGCTCCCTGGAGACCAGCTGCGCCTGGCTTGGTGATGAACTTGCTATTGTACCACGTCTGGCCCTTGTCTGCTGCGGTAACCTCAAGCCAAAGCTTGAAGGTTGAGGAGTTGCTGGCATTCAGCAACTCCTTTGCAAATCCGCTTCCGATTCGAAGCGTACCGTCTTGTGGGTTAACCTGTGGCGTAAGGAAGTCCTGGCCAGTAGATGCTGCGTACGTGGAGAAGTCCTCGAGGTCTTCTCTGGTAAGGCGCATCGTGGTTCCGTTCTGCGTAAACTCTACGTAGTCGTTCTGGTCCATCTGTCCATTTGAAAGGTCCCCACCACCAGGTACTGCGACGTAGAAGATACCTGCGTCTGCAACATTGTTCTGGTCTGAGTACTTCAGCTGAACCCTTTCGATGTAAATGATTTCATTCTTGTTGCCTGAGGAGCTACCGATAGAGTAGTCCCCTCGGGTAGCGTCAGAAACTGCGGTTGCCACGTAAGTGTACTGACCAGTGCCAGTTCGTCGATATGTCCAGACAAGGTTTGGGTCCTTGTCCACCATGTCAACCATCTTAGACTCAAGGGCTAGCCGTGCTACGATTCCAATACTCATCTCGTTTCCAGGGGCTGTGCTGACAGACAGCGTGTTAGTGTCCAGGCCCATCCTGGTCATAGCCTGTCCAACTGCAATGAGCGTCTTATCGTTCTGATTCCATGCATTCTGGTTACCCATCAGGTCGATCATTGCCTTGAGAACGTCTTGATCTTCCATGCCAGTTTCTGATGAGATCTGCTTTACTACGCCGTCGATGCTGGAATCGTTTGCTCCAGGAAGAAGATAGGAAAGATCTCCGCTACCAATTTGATAGACTGTATCTGCAATGGCAATATCGTCGTACTTTGCAGATGACGATACCTTACCCGATTCCAAAACAAACTTTCCAAACGCTTCTCTCGTTGCATACGGGTCCGACGACAGTGGCGTGTTGACGACTCCTCCTGTCGCACCGATAGCCTTGGACAAAGCGGTGCTGGCATTGCGTGTTGTAGCGTTGTATGATCCAGCCGTTACTCCTTCGCCAAAGTATGTCGCAATCCTAGCTGCCGCCCCAAGTTCTTTTCCATACCCAGCCTCAGTGAGTCTGACAACCTCGTTAGAGTAATCATCCACTTTTAGCATGAGCGTCTCTACGTCTGCCTGGGTCATGCCTGCGGAAAGTGCTGCGTTCGTAACAACTTCTGCAAGTTTGCCTGGGGTAGAAGCGTTAAGCACATCAGTAAGATTTGAAATAAAACTTTCGCCGTCGTCTGTGATCTTAGATTTTAGAAGGTTGATAGTATTCTTTGAGGTGAACATCCTCTCGAGCACTGGAGAAATAAACTTCTGAAGCGCTACGGCGAATGCCTTCTTCTCGTCCTTGATCTTGTTGGCAACCAGGTCGTACCTGGCCTGGGCTGCGTCAGCCTTCTTGGCTGCAACTGCACGAGACCTGGCGTCAAGGATGGCCTGGTATCGGGCGCTGTCTTGTGGTACGCCGACTGATTCTGCGCGTGCAAGCTCCTTGTCGTAGAAGTTGACCAGCTTGTCCGCATTGATCTTCTTCTCGTTGTACTGTCGGACTGTGTCAGCAGCTGCGTACTCGTATGAGGCACCGAAGATCGATCGGTTGATTCGGCTGATGTCTGCCTCAGTCATTCCAGGCTGCTGCGCAATAAGCCCAAGGACCTGTTCGTACTCGGATACGGAGATAGTACCAACGCCAGTACCGCCGAAGAGGGACTTGTCGATCGTTGTTCCTGCGGTGTAGGCGTTGTTCAACACGGTCTCTTGGTCACGAAGCGACTGGAGGCGGAAGTCTTCTGCCTTCTGTACGAGGGCATTGTAGCCCACGTTGTCACCCTGGCTTTGCGCCAAGTCTGCCTGCCGGAGGTACCACTGGTACACGCTGGTAGCGGTCGCTGCGTTAGTAGCACCTCCGCTCGTGAATGTATTGCGCGCAGTACCGCCCTGCATGTTGTTCGTGTATGAACGAAGCATGGTGTCTTCCTGCGAGTTGCGCTCCTCCTTGAGGAGTGCGTAGATCAGGGCGCTAAGGTTCTGCGAGCCCTGCGTTGGACGCCCGAACCTACCTTGTCGTGCCATTACTCACCTCCGATAATTTCTTCTGGGAGAACCTGAGCCTGCTCTGCGTTAGGCATCGTCGACCCTGGTTCCTGCGCGTTTCCTGGTAGCATCTCAGGCGGCAAGCTGCCCATCTCGCCACCGTTGAACATAGGGGTACCGCCTGGGGCTCCCTGCTGTCGGTAGGCGTTCATGGCGCTTTCCTGCTGTGCTTGTAGTTGGGCTGCGGCCTGCTGTTGCTGGGCCTGCATCTGCTGCATCTGGACGCCCTGTGCCTGCAGCTGCTGGAAGAGTGCCATGAGGTTGCCCATGGTCATCACTGCAGCAGGGTTGAGGGTTGCGTCTGTCTGCTCGTCTCGGATGAGATCCTTCTCGCCCTCTGGGTCCTCGACGCCAACGCGGTCCATTGCGCGCTCTGCGCTCCAGATCCTGCCCTGTACGAGGTTGAGTGCTGTCTGGGCAAGCTCCAGCGTGTCTCGCGGAGTGAGCTCAGGTGGGGTAATCTCAAGTCGATACTCCTGACCAATGATCTCGCCAATGGCAGGGTCCATCTCTTCCCACATACGGGCGCTGATCTCCCAGACCTTCTTGATCCAGGAGTAGAGAAGCTTGCGCTTCGGAGCAATGCGCTGCTCGTAGTTGGCGACGAGAGATGCGATGGCTCGACTGGAACCGAGTACGCTCGACGGCGCAAGGCCGAGAAGCAAGTCGTTGAGTCCCGTGACCACCGCGATCTCTCTGTCGATACGTCGGTTGTAGTCCTCAATCTGGAACTGAGGAATGAATGGTTGAATAGCACGCAGTTCGTTGCCAGGGCCAGGCGTCGCCACGCGGCCAGGCTTCGGGATTGCGTTGGCTGGTACCTCGTCTGGTGCGTCGCCTCCAACGAGCTGCCACATCTGGCCGCCGACAATCGACTGGATCATCTGCGCCTGAGCCGTGATGCGCTCGTCCTTCTCACGGAGAAGCTGCTCTACGTCATAGAGTTCCGACCGCCCGTACGGGCTACCTGGGATAATGCTGTTCCGGAGCACAACGTACGGCAGATTGCCAGCAAGTTCTGGGTGTTCGCTCTGGCTCACGATGGTGTTGCCGACGATAAGAGCGTTGCACACGAGCGCTGGCTGCCCAGCCTTCTTCGGCTTCTTGTACCAGTAATCAATGACGCTGATCTTCATCTCGTCATAGGCTGTCTGGATTCGGTTGGGCTGGCGCTGGTATTCCTTGTTGTACAGGTTAGCCAGAGGGTCTGAGTGGGATGACGTTGTCGTGTATGGCCACCACTTGTTCCCGTCCTTTACAGGGATGACCTCGATGCCGAAGTCCTCTTCCGCTGCCTGTGGGCTGAGGCCGTAGTGGTAGATCGCCCAGTCTGCTCGGTTGTAGTTTGAGTCACCATACCCGATGTACAGGTTCTCTGGTGTGTCGATGATCTGCAGACGAGGGATCAGCTTCTTAGCGTCCCATGAAATCTTGGCGGCTGTGTGCCCGTACAAGCACTTGTAGAGGCAGGCCTCCTCTAGGCGAACCTCAAACTCGTTAGACTCCGCCCAGGCAAAGAAGAGCCGCTCACGACGAGCGGCTGCAGATCGACCATCCTTTGATGTGTCTGTGGCTACGTAGTTCACCACAGGCATGATGGCCTGGAGCGAAGCAGGGATGTTTACGTATGACGGGTGGAGGTTGACAGAGACGTGCGCACGCCCGGCGGTCCGAGCTGAGGGGTCTTCCGCCCAGTGATCAGCACCGCCGAGCGTGACAGTCGACGGGTAGTAGAAATGGTCATGTCGTCTAAAGATGTTGCGGAGCCGAGACTGCTCAGGCTCCATCATCTGCTTTCGGTAGTACGCGTCTGAGATGATGCCAAAGCCAGGATCGCTCTCAGGGATAATACCCTGCATCTGCAGCGATGTGGACGCCATCGTCAGAGGACGCTGCGCCTCATCTGGCAGTTTGATCTTAGCCTTCGCCATTAGTCAGAACCTCCAAAATAGTTGAACTGAGGATTGCTCAACAGTCCGCTGTTATTCCTAATTGCATGTCGCACAGCGATAGCCAGTGCCATCACCGCATCCTGCTCGATCTTCTTATCGTCCAGCTTGTATGATAGGAGCTGCCGTCGAAGGCGCATCCATACCCCTGTCTTCGGGAAGGTGATCATGTTCTTGTCCATCGCTGCCTTCAGATCAGATAGCACCTCGAGCTTCTTCGCCTTAGTGCCGCCGAAGTCGAATCCCCTGAGTGGCTTGATCACGCTAAACTCCTGCTTGAACAGCTTTCCGCCGAACCCAGTCTCGTCGACGATGGTGGTGCAGCTTGAGTCCTGGTTGTACAGAAGATGATTCTCCCTTACCATGTTTACTACTGCTTGAATTGTTTGTTTCCCTGTACGAGTCCTTGCCCTTACCCCTACGATCTTTCCTGGTTCCGTGTGGTCTAGGACGATAGACCATGTAGAGTCAGAGGCGATTCCTGGATCACAGCCTTGAACGTACCTTCTCTTTCCCCTTGGAGCTTCCTCTTCTGGCATGTCTACGAAGCATGAGTCTACGGAGGTTGATGAGAAGTATGAATCTTTAGCCTCGATGAAGAACCCGTCGATGTTCTGCGGTAGTAGATATTCAGCTTGCTGCCTGATTATAGCGTCGAAAGTGTCTGGTGTCAACCCATAACCGACATTGTCCCTGGTAGAAAGTCGGACGCTGTAGATCTGCGGGTCCCTGTCTGGCCTGTCTGGGTTGCCCATCTCCCATAGGTCGGCGTAGTCGTTGATCCCCTCGGTAGGGGTCCCGATGAAGTGGAGCTGTCCACCCGTAGACAGGCGCCGCAGGTTGAGAACCTCTTGGTAGATCTGGAGGAGGTGGGGCTCGAAGGCCGCCTCGTCAAAGGAAATCCCGTTCATGTCCTTCCCAAGCAGGGCCTTGGCCTTGTCCTGGGTAGTCCTGAAGTGGATGTTAGCCCCTCCAACCAGTGGGTGAAACTGGAGCCAGAGGTACTCCCCTCGGTACTTCTTGGTGTGCTCGACCACCCTGCCGACCTCGGTGATCAGGGGGCAGCCCCTGCCTCTCTGTGCAGGGTGACCACCCTCCAAGATCATCGAGATTTCTCGGTGTACCAGTTCAGCAGTTTCCTGCTGGATACCGACGTGGTACCATTCGTATGGGGCAGACTGCCAGCGCATGGCATCCTTCTCGGTGCCGTCTGGCGGCTGAACCCCTAGCTTGTAGAAGGCGCTGTGGAAAACAGCCACCGCCATGCCGAGGGTCTTGCCTGCTCGGTTACCAGCTGAACAGATTGTGGTGAGGTATTTAGGCCTCCAGCCAGACTCATCTCTGTCAGCCATAACCTTTACCCATTCGCTTTGACCCTTGTGCAGTTCGATGCCAAGCCAACGCTTGGCAAAGAATACAGGGTCTGTCCTACCTGCAGCCAGATCTCTAGCTGCAGTTGTGGTAATATTCAACGCTTCTTCTTTCTATTGTTGTATTTTCCCTTAAGGACCGTCGTGTCAATTTTTCTAACTGTAAAGAATCCCGGCTCACTTCTTCGAATTCCACCACTTGTAGATTGCATCCAGTTATAGTTTAGTTCAACTCCGATTTTACCTCGGGCTGAAGTAGCCTGGGTCCACCTTCTATCTGCCTCAGCGCCACTGAGAGTCCTTCTGCCAGTTCCTCCTGTCAGTTGCTCATGCCATGGCAACTTTGGATTTGGGGCTCGGAATGGTCCTTCCGGTCCGCGTCCAGTAAATCCTCGAAAGGCACCAAGCCACCACTGTTCGTTTCTGTTAAATCTGCTTCCGTTCCTTGATGGGGTCTGGCCAACGAAGTCATACTTGTCTGGCTTTGCAAATACTCCGCCGCCACGAGCCCCTGGTAAACGTCTCAATACAGCATACGATCGATTGTTTGGATTGATTATAGGACCGTATACTGGTCCAACTACTCTGGCGTTTCTTGCTCTTAAGCTAGCGGATGCGGCTCTAGATCTCCTAGAAGCAGAAGATGCTACGGAAGTTGGTTTCTTTGTTGAATTCCCGTACCCGCCATCTACTCCCATTACTTGCTTCCCTTGTGCCTTGCCATTGACCTGGCGTTTGCCTCAAACTGAGCCAGCTGATGCTGAAAGATGAGGGTATTGTAGCTTCCAAGCTTCTTGGACTGGCGTGCGCTGGTCCCAGCTCGAAGGCCTCGGGCTCGATCCATTCTCAGTAGGGTCGAACCAGTTCGGGCCGACGGAGCAGGGATGCCCTTCTTCTTTGACTTAGGCATCTTTCTTTCCTTTCCCTTTGTTCCTTGCGCTGATCGCCTTTGCCTTACGCTTAGCGTCAGCCTTACTGCTTGCTCCCCAAGCCTGTAGGCTTAGGAGAAGTCGTGTTGGTCGCCCCTTCTCGTCCCGCTCTGGTCCTGGCATATTCCCCATACGGGCCAGGAATGATGCCCTGCGAGGGTTGTCCCCGCTCTTAACTGGAGGCTTAAGCTTGCCACCCTTGTAGGAAGCACGCCCCTTGGCGTTCAGTCCGCCCTTCGGGTTCTTCCCCTCCTTACGCGTCCACGCTGGCGTCTTGGCCATCGGTAATCTCCTCAGCTTGCATCTCG